TAATGAGTTATCGTCCCTTATCAAAACATTCTATAACCATTATTTGTATCATAAATCGTTTCCAAAGAAGGCGCGGTTTCATCCCACCGAGGTGCGTTTTACAAAAGTGCTTACGAAATACAGCACTGAATATAACAATCAACTATTTATACAGAATTTGTGTATGCAACTTTCGATGGACCAGAAAGACTTATTCGCATTTTTTCTGACACTAAAAAAACAATATACGGAGGATGAAATACCGCGTATATTAGAAATGTATGAAATTACAAAATTGGACGTAAACCGTATTTACAGGTATTTAGATAAATACATTGAAAAAAAGGACCACGATTTCATATCAGGGAGTAGTAGTAGTAGTTCGAGTGCAGAGATGGAAGTCAGTGGATGTGAATACGGAGGATTCGGCAACAGTGGGTTACATGAAGAACATGATGCCGATACGCTAGAAAATAATGAGTAAATTATCTATTCTATTCTATTCTATTCTATTCTATTCTATGCGTTTGAATAAACCCAAAAAGATATAAGGATTATTTAGAAACATTTTATTTAGTAGTATGGGTGCATCTATTTCTTTGGATTCCAAGTATCGATTGATTTTGAATACTGAAGTGGAATGTATTTCTATCAATGCGCACTCGCCATCAAGAGCAGTTACTGGCGGTGGAGATCATAAAAAGAAACAACATGATAAACGACATCATAGCGGCAGCGGAAGTGGCACCGAAAGCGAGAGTCACGGCAGCAGCAGCGAAAGCGAGAGTCACGACAGCAGCAGCGAAAGCGAGAGTGACGGCGAGAAGACATACACGGTAAAACTAACACCAGAAATTATCGGATATATTCGTAGTTATATTCGTAAAAACCAGTTTTTGGATGAGTTTGATTTAATTACGGAAATTGACCTTGATAAATATGAACATGCACCTGGTTCAGCACTTGTATTCAACTCGGACTCGATTGTATTTATGACAAATAATCAGTCTTTAGAGGCAGTTGGTGATTGGGAGTATATTGAAGCTGAGAAACCTGTGGTAACATCGAGTAAATCAAAGTCTAAGAGTGGGCGTGGACATGGACATGGACATGGACATGGACGTGACCGTCGCCACGATGATAGTGACGATGACGATCACGATGACAATTATGAGCGAAAACAATCAAAATACAAAACAAAGGAGGACGATCTTCCGGTGAACGAGATCGAGAATATTATTAGCGAGAAATTTCAAGAATACAATAAGACACGAGAGTTTGTCATTCATGAATCAAAGGGTAGTTTTCTTGTTTTGATTGTCAAGTCGGTCGAACTTGTAAAGGTATAAATAGTTTGTAATATGTCGTGAAAAACGCGACACATTACATTGCATTGCATTACATGTAGATTGTCTCATTCGGGTTTGAATCCGCCCCTTTTGTTTGAAGTAATATGTCATATTTCGATTGAAGAATACGGTATTCCTCTTTCATTTGGGCGAGTTCTTTATTTCGTTCTTCTACATCTGTCTGCAGTTGTTGAATAATCTGAACTACCTGCTGATTATTTAGTGTGACGGGTTGTTGCCCTGGTTGCTGTAAAATGATTTGTCCGCCGCCACCGCCGCCAGCCGCATCAGCCGCAGCCGCGTCTTCCGCCATTTTCGCACGTTCTTTTTCCAACTGAATCGTTTGTGCAATAACATCTGGTTTCATTTCAGGACGCCCCGGTGCATAATTCTCCAATAGTTTTTCAAGTTCTACCATGTAAAACTGCCGAAGTGTGTGGTCTTTGATGAAATCCATCACCTTTTTCGGCGAATCTCGCACCACCGCAGGATTCGCATTCACCAAGAGTTTACGTTTATCAAACGTATTATGTTCATGTGAAAAGACCAATATCACCTTCATTGGGTCAAGTTGCACGAAAGGAACTGTATAATCTTTCAAGAATGCGCGCTCTTCGGCCAAACATGCATCATCATTGTACTTATTGTTCTTAAGAAGTTTACGTTTAAACGCAAATGTTCCGGCTGTCGCATGATTTGGTCCATAGGGTCCAAATTTCTTCATTTGCCCAATATGTTTGAAATAAATATAGATTTCACTTGAACCAGCGCATAAGGCATCGGGATGTGTAACCAGCATATGAACTGCATGAGATACGCGTTGCGGTGGATAATAATCATCATCGTCCATATACACCAGAATCTCCCCGCGCGACTTTTCGTGCAGTAAATTTCTCTTTTTTCCAAGTGTCATTTTCGTATCATATTTGAAGTATTTGACGCGAGGATGTGACGCAACGAGGTCTTCGATTGGATCAGTGCCATCATCGATAATAATCCACTCCATTCGATCCTGTGGATAGTCTTGATTATTGAAACATTTGATCATCGCATTTATAAACGGGCGACGATTAAATGTCGGTGTGCAAACACTGACAAATGGGAACGCCTTAAAGTATTCCGGCGTTGATTTTTGAGGAACATCAATAGATGATACGCCTGTGCTTGCACTCGATTTCTTATTCTTACCCATTCTTAATGTATTATAGTAAGGTCAGTTATTTATGTTCTTTCTTCGTCCGTCCGTCCGTCCGTCCGCCCCCTAACCGCTCCAGTTTTTAAGTGTAGTAAAGAAATTCATAATACCTTGCCAGTAATGCGTAAGATACAATACAAGCAACATCAATATCACGATGGCCGCAACATTCAAATCAAGATACTCAAATGCATAAAACATGAGTGTAAGATTAAAGAAGAAGAAGATAATCGGCACATATTGTGAATAAAGTTCCCGATATTGATCCCAGTGAAATAATGGGTAAATGAATAATGTTCCGATGAACTGCAAGAGTTGAACAAAATAGGCAATGACCGGAAATACACCGAATCCGAACGCAGTAAATAGCGACCATAACGAACCACCAATAAACTCCTTTCTGTTCTCAGTGGGATTCAAAATCATACCGATTACGGTTGTAAAAAACGGTCCTCCCATCAGCATAAATGCGCCTAATAAAATGAGAACAAACGGCATTAAAATAATAAGCAGGGGTGAAATCACCGTGTATAATTCTTTCGGTATATTTTGACATAATTTGATAATATAACCAAATATAGCTCGTAACATTGCGCGGTCAGATGAAAACGAAAAGATAAATGCATTGTTAATCCATTGTTTAAAACGGGCTTTAATAAAACCCCAGTTCAATAGATTCACTTGCGTGACACCTTCCTCTACGCTATCCTTCACCATGTCCACATCTTCTTTCGTAAGACAGAACCATTTGAATACATAGGTATCAAGAAGAATTGCAGCTTTCAGATATATTTTTTTAGGAGTTTCAAGTTTGGGGTCATCTGCGATTCCGCCAAATTTATCTTCACACTCGGCTTCACAAGACGTATATTCGTTAGTATAACAATACGGCCACTTCTCTCTGTCTGTAGGAAACAGTGTTTCAAGATTAAGACTATTGTTTCGAATACTTTCTGGTGTGCAATAAAAGAGTATATTTACGCAGACAATGGAAATAATAAGCGTTTCAATGAAAAGAGTAAGAACACTCAAACCGAATTCTTTCAACGCATTCAGATCGAAGAGTGACGCTGGGTTGACTTTCTGTTTCATTTTATCCGTAGATGAATCATCTTCTTTTTCATCCCCGCCACCGAACATTCCACCTACTTTGCTAAATGCACTGTCTTCTTCTTCTTCTTCTTCGCCGGTGTCTTCTTCGCCGGTGTCTTTCGTTTCATCATCATTATCATCATCCGCCATTGTATAATGATTCAAGTTATATATACGAGAGAATATTATCGATGCGGTTTAGCGCGCATACATTAATCCACAGTTACCAGATACGAATGTGAGAACATTATATCGTTCTTCCAGAATATGAAAATCGTAATTATACAGGTAAATATTTACATTGGGTTTGTTCATACCGATAATCTCTCGAGTGTTCGGATTACAGATCACTTTTACTTCGGCCATAGTATCTAACGGTGGATAGATCGTCGACAATTCCAATTCGATTTGATTAAATTTGCTCATATTGATTGCCCCGCTAGGTTGAAGATCATATGGGTCCGAATTCAGGCAGAAGTTATAACAGTAAACGCCTGGTTTTGCACTCCCACGTGTGCGCGTATATTTTTCGACATAATTGTAAACACCCGAATCCAGAAGATTCTCTCGATACTTTCCATTCAAAGAGATACCCAGCATCTGTAAAATGTCGCGTTCATTCTCGGATTGAAAGTCGCCGGTAATATGAAGTCCAGTGAGACGTTTATCGCGCGGGTTAATACCCGGTCCAATTCCATTCTTCGGACCATTTTTATCGAAGAAGTAGCGGTCATTCGCGAAATCGGGGTTCAGATTTGTAAGAATATCGGTCGTCATGCGAATATCTTCACTAAACATCGATGGTCGCCAGTCATCGTCAATCGGTGCAGGAATAATGTCATAGGGTAGGTAATTATACGGCCAGTTTGTATAATTGCTCCACTCATTACGAAGATTCACGTCGCTTCGTTGAAAGAACATTGTCCATGATGATACCATCCCCATCGAATTCTCTATTTTGATTTTCTTACTTCCAGTCACATCATTGAATGTCCAATCATAATACGACTTAATCAGGTACTTTTGTTGATTCGCAGCAAAGACTTTGGATTCATCATCCGAGAGAAAACAGTATGTCGCCATAAGATGCACATCCGCATTCCAATCTGTGCGAATACTCGGGTATGTATTCTGCGATAAATCAATACTGGGTGGCGGATATAAAAACCGCCACATTTGATGAAGCGGGTTTGTGAAGTCGGGTTGGATGACAGGCCAATAATTGCCTGGATCGCCTACATCGCGTATGGTGAAGAGTTCCTTCACTGGACGAAGTGTTACATCGATTTGAAGTTGATTATACTGAAGACATACAAGTGGAAACGCCATTTTCGAAGAAAGGGTGAACCATGAATTAATGGGAATATATATTTTACGACCACGAATCGAGGGTTCCGCGCCAGCAACATTACTCGTTCGGTATGCATTTGGGTATTGGTTTAATCGAGCACCAGAGCATCCAGGATTGTATAATTCGGGAACATGTCCGGTCATTTCATTATACAATTGACGCTTTGTCGCGTCGAGATCACGTTCTACAATCGCCATCAAATTATTCCCGGTGAATTTTTGAAGCGTCATACCGCCAACGGAAATCACGATTTCTTTTATCATTTGGGTTCCCAGATTTTCTATCCAACGAAATTCATAAGGAGCCCACATATCTTCGACACGTGCAGGAGGATGAATCGGACTCCAAATTGACGGTAATGTCACACACACATATGTATCCATAAGTAGTTCTGCATACCTCGGAATGTAAAAGGTGAATTTGGATTCTTCCGTTGATCGCAGTTTCTTCTGCCCGTCAAAATCAATTCTAAACTTTTGAAGACCGAAATTCGTATATTTAAGGTATGTGCTTTTAAAAAACGACTTCTTTGGGTTGCCGTTTAAGATAACATTTTGATTGCCGGTAGCAATGAGATTCAATAACCCACCAGTCATTTAGTATTTTTAGTTTCTATTGATTGATACTTCTACTTGTAATAACTTTATATAAAAATATATACGATATATAATTAGAAATGAAAGAATATCGAGTAGAGTTTATATTTATAGGTATTATCATTCTCGGGTTGGCCATATGGAAAATATCCGAGATGGTTAAAACCCGGTGTTATCAAAAACAATCCATGATCTATGAAGGGTTCTTGGCTTCGAACGCCGCGAACGCTGCCACACAAGATACCAATAATGGAAGCAGCGCATTTTTATCAGAAGTGCAAAAT